TGATTGCACGTAGCTGACTGATTATCGATTCAAATTCCTTCGCGTCAACCCGCATGGTTAGCATCTTCTCGTACTCCTCCGCGAGTACTTCGTAAGTCGTGAAATGGAACTGGCACGACTTGCACTGGTTGCGCCGCCGCCGCGCCGCCCCGCCATCGCGTATGTTCGTGTCGATGACGTGCGCTCGGGCATAGCCGCAGTTAGGGCACGAGAGGCCGACGTAGCCGCGGTTGTCGGAGCCAGGAGTGGTCATAGCTACTCGTCTGAGACTTGGACCATATCATACAGCAGCAACTTTGGATGCCTCGGATCGATCTCTCGGCCTTCGCGCTCAGCAACTGCAATCACCGCTGCTTTCGCTGCCTGACAGTACGCGGAGGTTGGATCGAATGTGTCACATTGTCCGTCGCGGTAAGTAGACCAGACGCGGTTGCGCAATTTAGGCGGCACGGAGAACCAGTGCTGACGACACATAAGCATCTGCGGCGGCACGTAACGCTCGCAGCCGATGGCGTGACAGGTGTGGGCCATTAGTCTTTGTCCTCTCCTTCAATCGCAGCGATAATCCTATCGTCTGGCGACAGCTGAGCATCGCACGAGGGACGGCACTCCCATACTCCCGGTATGCCCTTTTCGTTAACACGCTCAAGATAGCCGTCAATTTCCCGTGCGGTCTTACCGCAAAGTCTACACCTATGCCTCATCGACTCTCTCCCTTCATCTGCGCCATAAGATCGCGCATCAGTCACTTGAACCTCCCGCTGCCACGCCTTCACTCACCGTTTCGTCCACGGAATTCAGAATAGAACTGCTTCCCACGCCATTCGCTGACGATGGCGGCTGGGCACTGTGAGCAGCGGACGACGGCTGAAAAGGGTGATAACCGCCATAGCCCATTGATTTATCGTGAATCGGGTCAGCCTGAACAGAGCGGCACTCTGCGCCGCTGCCGCGCCCGTCGTCAGAGATATAAGTGCACATTTCGTCTGGCGCGGGTCGTCGATCCATTAAATCTTCGCTAGATGAAGTTGGCAGTCCTGCCCGCTTCTTCGGGCTCAGCTTCTTCGTTAGCTCGCCCTTGACGGTCCTGGTCGCAGGCTTCGTCTTCGTAGGCTGACGTGACTGCGGGGCGAGTGATTCCGCTGTCTGCTTACGCAACTTCTCCAGCGCGTGCTCAACTGCGTACAGTGAGCTGAGATCACTACGATAGACCGCTATCTCAGCCTCGGCTGTAGCAATGTCGGCCTTGACGCTGGCAATCTCCTTGTCGATGCCTTCAAGGATTAGATCGCGCTTCGTTGTTCGCTTTGCCATCGTTAATCTCCTGTACGGCAATCTCGTTTAGAACTGTTAGCAGTACGCTGACCATCCCCTGCGGATCAGGCAGGGGAATCAAGCTGCGGTCAGAATGACGGTACAATCCTTTTAGCACCTTGCGCCCGTTCTCGTAATCGTAAACCACGTCAAGCCGATTACCCGTCGTTACGTGAATCGACATTCCCCGCTCCCTTCTCAATTCTGAATGTCAGTACGTTGTCGTCTGCCACGCGGCGTTTGCTGAGCCACCCTTATCGCTTAAGATTTCTCCTTGTGTCGTGATACTTCCACCACAACGCCTGCAATTCATCGAGCGACGATTTGGGCCAGCCGATATGGATGCAGGATTGCAACCACTCAGCGCAGTCCTTTATTGCTGGAACTGTCGGCATGGATGGCATGCTCTCGCAGTCGCCAAAGTGCGACGTGGCGGTACATTCATGATCGCGGGTGCAGATTGGCTCAGTCTCGTTCATTCCTCTATCTCCGGCAGCGTATGCCGGTCCACTGGAGTCCCATCATGTCAACCTCACCCCATCACACCACCCCACTAAACAACGTCGTCTGTTCCATGGCGTGCTCGGCGTTGGTACGACGCTTGGCCCACCATGCTTTTCTCGCCTTGCTCATCTTGATTTTTTGTTCAACGGACTTGGGCTTACCCTTAAATGCTAGACCTATCTTGGCTTTCGATGACTGTGAGTGCTTGTTGCCACGATTGGATTCGGAGATTTTTTGTCGTGTCGCAGGTGAAAGTACCGCACCCAAGCGTGATCGCCTTCCTTTGGTTGCCATGCTTATTCTTTGTCTGGTTTCATCCGATCTCTTTCTACCTCTGTGAAAGTCAGCTACACGCGCTATTGTTTCGGGTGATTTTCCTATAGTCCCATCGCCGCCATCTGTAAGATTATAACCGTTAGGTCGCTTAGTATTGTGCTTGAGAATTAAGTCCTGTTCAGCGCGACCAAGTATGTCATAATCATCACTTTCAAGGAGCACGCTCCAAGTAAAAGACTTGTAACCGTATTTGCGTAAGGCATTATGAAAATTCCAGCCTTCGCCGCGTTCAGCTGTACACCGATGCCATGCTTGACGAACATTCATCGTCTTAACGGTCTTGCCGATATAGCATTTACCGTTAATGATATTTCTAGCAATGTAGATACATCCCATAATTAGACCGCTACCTCAACACCACTAAAAAGGGTTGACTGTTCAATTCTATTTTCAGCGGCTTGCAGATTTTTGACGGCCTGACAAAAATATGAGTTTTTTAGCTCGATCCCCACAAATCGCCGCCCGCGTTGTACGGCTACATGGCCGGTACTGCCGATGCCGCCAAATGGGTCAAGTACAACATCACCCTTAGCCGACCATAGCCACATCGCCCGCTCGATCATATCCAAACTCATGGGACAAATATGTTTCTCGTCTTTATCCTCACGGGCGGATTCTTTTTGTAACGTTGCCGGACTAACATCACCCCACACTGGAGACGCGTATCGTCGCCAGCGTTCATGTGAGAGATTTCCCGTCGTCGGCGGATCTTCACCGTAAAACACATCCATGCCGTCAGGGTGCGCGATGGGCTTGTCGTTCTGACCGGGTTTACGAAAGGCAAGTAGGTATTGCGGGATACCGGCACGGACCATTGCGGAGTCTTTCATCAACTGCTTATGCAGTAGTCCAAGTGATTTTGTGCGTGTCGCCTCAATCAACGGATCTTTCCACACGCAATGTTCGGAGTGAAAGATAAACCCTGCCGATTGAAATGCTCGAATCACGTCACCGCGAAAGTCTTTTAGTCCGATATACCCGTCGCGTTCCTTCATTGCGGGTAGGTTCATTACGTCCACGGCGACAATGCGACCTACACGAGTTAGCCTCAACAGTTCAGCAATGACGTAATTGAAATGTTCGTAAAACTGCGCATCGTCCCGACTATTCCCTAAGTCTCGGGTTGAGCTAGAATATTGGTATAACGCAGAATACGGAGGCGAGAACAGAGATAGATCAACCGAGCTATCCGGCATCAGTTTTAACGCCTGAATACAATCGGCATTAATCATGGTCCACGCCTCGCCTGATTGTTGGGCTAATACTTCATTCATCGACTTTGTATCCATGATGGTAAACTTAATGCGCTCGTAGGGTGATAACCGTTGCCTGTCCTCACTGTCCCACTATGCACTGCCTCGGTGTTATATACACTCATATGCTTTACCATTTCCTTCGCCATACGTGCGGCATCAGCCTCTTTGCGTTGAATGTTTCTCACCACCGCGCCCTCAGCCTCGCTGGTGATGACGTGGCAATCAACAGGATTAAGCTGACCAAAGCGCCAGCAGCGACGAACACCCTGATACAACTCTTCGAACGAGTCTGAGATACCAAGAAACGCAACGTTGTGACATTGTTGTAAATTTAGGCCCCAGCCAAAGATCGACACTTTGCTGATTAGAATGCGCTTGTCTTTATTCAGCCATTGAGTCAGCCGTGACTCTTTCTCGGTGTCCGACAGCGAACCGTAAATTGACACGCATTCATCGCCACAGAGTTTAGCAAGCGTGTCCTGTTCGACATTCAATCCACACCACACAACCCACTGGGAGTCGTCAGCTTTGATTAACTCGCTCAGTAGCTGCACTCGTTCTGCGATACTATCGCGCCGTGCCCCCCGTCTCTCAATCAACGTTTGGGCTTCAACTGGAAACAGGAACCCGTCAAGGTTCTTCTCCGCTTTAACAACGTGATGATGGTAGTTGAGTGTTGGCAGAACAAAACCATCGTCATCGTACCCGAGATCGGAAGGCCGCCGCATCATCACGGCCCATTGGCACATCCACTTCCAGTATTCTTCTTGCGCGTGGCCCTTGAGTCTCCACTTGGACGTATCCCCACCATCATGCACGAAGAACGTTGACAGCATCTCGGTGCGTGTCAGCACGCCTAAAAACTCGCTATGGTTTCCTAGCTCCATCCGATCGTTGGGCGCAGGAGTTGCGGAGCAGCACAGCTTCATCGGCGTGTGCGCGAATGCTTCAATTAACAGGTTGCGTGTAACGGCAGTAAATGATTTCAGACAACTCGATTCATCCAATACCACGCCGGGGAACACGCCAGGATCGAAGTGGCGCAGCTTCTCATAATTCGTGATGTAGATCCCTGGCCCATCAACTTCCGCTTGTGACGTAACCACGCGGCAGGGGATACCGAACTTCTCACCCTCACGAGCCGTTTGATGAGAGACTGATAGCGGGGCAAGAATTAGCACAGGGGCATTGAAGTGTTGCACTACATGCTCAGCCCATGACAACTCCATCAAACTTTTACCTAACCCGCAGTCGGCCCAAATTGCTGCTTTACCAATGCGCAGGGACCAGCGGACTAGGTCACGCTGAAAGGGAAACAGGTGCGGGTTAGTAGGCTCAACTTCAAACCCGCTCGGCGCAACTGTAATGCGCTTGCTGTCCAGGAATTCAGCGTATGTAGTCGTCATAGGTCTTCTTGGGCCACTTGATAAGCCAGCCGCCACAACGTTTGCATGATTCGATATAGCAGTTGTACTCAACCGTAGCCGTGGAGATCTTCGTCAACTGCTTACTGTCGCAAGTTGGGCAATAACGGCGCTTGCCTGTGACTTTGAACTTTAGATTAGCGTAGTCCACACGTTCTCCTGATTACTTGCAATGCGATCCATGCACCTGATAGCGACCACGAGTAGGCTAGAAACGTTTTGCCGCTATAAATAGCAAACGACAATGGCCGTGAACCGTCATGGCAGGGATAACGCTGCGTGACAATGTAGAGTCGTTTGCGGCGTCTTACCATCGCAAGTTAATCGTGTTAACTAAATACTCGTATTGAAACTCTCTTGCCGCCACAGGTGACAGCCGGATCACATGCGAGCCCTCCGTGATCTCAACCCGTGTCTTCTCGCCTGCAACATCAAGGTTTAGATAGTCAATCACCTGCGTGCCGTTCATGCCGAGTGTGACGGAGTTGCCGTTGAGGGATGGGCAGACGATTGGCAGTGACTCTTCTGACTTACCCTGATCCCCATCACGCGATTCGA